GCCGAAACAATAAGAGCGCACCGTAGAGGTATGTGCAAATGTCCAAAGTAAATAAAATTCTTGATGATAGAGAAGAACAATATGGTGACGCAACAGAGAACTTTGCAAAAATAGGCAGGATATGGGGAGCGTTACTAGACATTGAGGACATTGCGCCATGGCAAGTAGCATTAATGATGGATAGTTTAAAAACAGTAAGATTATTTAAAAACCCAAGTCACGAAGATAGTTGGATAGATAAACAAGGTTATACACATCACGGGTATGAAATGATAAAACAATGAGCCTAGAAGATAACTTAAAAAAACTACCTGAAGGCATTGAATCTGACGATGTTAAAGAATTACGCAATGCTTTATTTAGAATACAAAAACAATTAATAAAAGCAAAAACAAAAACTGAAGATTTAGTAGAAGCAACTCATCAAGCCGCTTATGATGCAATGTTGGCTATGGGTCCTATTACGCCCATAGAACAAAAAACAATAAAAGTTGGCAAAGGCAAACCTGAGGTTGCTTTATGGCACATGACAGATTGGCAAGGCGCAAAAAAAACTACTACCTACAACTCTCAAGTCATGCGTACGCGTGTTTTAGAATTTGCACAAAAGGCTGTAAGAATTACAGAAATACATAGAGCAAATCATCCGGTAAAAGATTGTTACATACTTTTTGGCGGTGACATGGTTGAGGGTTTATTTAATTTCCCTAATCAAGTTTTTGAGATTGATTCAACATTGTTTGAGCAATATGTAAATGTAAGCAGGCTTTGCGTAGATGTGGTTCGCTACGCTCTTGCTAATTATGAAAAAGTTACGGTAGTTCCTGAGTGGGGTAATCATGGGCGTATTGGAAGTAAGCGTGACAATGTTCCTCGTTCTGACAATTTTGACCGTATGTGTTATGAGTTGGCGCGCCAATTACTTGCAGGAGAAAAACGCCTTACCTGGCAAGAATGTCCTGATGATATACAAAGAGTACAAATCGGTGAGTATCGCGCGCTCGTTATTCATGGTGATGAAGTTGGTCGTAATGGTTTTGCATCTCCAGCAACGATTGTCCAACACATCAATAGATGGCGCAGTGGGTCTTACCCATGGGAATTTAGAGATGTCTATATTGGTCATTACCACACCCATGCGGAATGGGCGCTTGCAAATGGATTGGGCAGTGTTTACCAAACAGGTTCTACCGAATCAGACAATAGATATGCAGGTGTCATGCTCGCCGCGACTGCGACACCAAGTCAAAGATTGCATTTTATTGACCCAATCAAAGGCCGAGTAACCGCAGGCTATAAGATTTGGTTGGATTAAAAACCCAAATTATCCCAAAAGTCTATTGCCTCATCTAGTGAGTCAAAGTCCTCTTTGGTACAGTCGCCATCATTCTTCATCTTCTAAATCAAAATCCTCTGACCTAATGTCCATGCCATTGCTTTTACAATAATCCATAGTCGCAATAAAACTGGTTAGCGCCCGATTAGATAAATCCTGCATCATGTCAGGATATTGAAAGTCGGCCTCCACCTCAACAATTAAGTTGAAAAGACTGATGTGAACTCTTGCCTGTGACATAAAGACCCCCTGGACCCCTAAGTATTGCACTGCTTACAAATAATTTTTCCGACACACCGCAGGGGGTCTTTTGTAATGTCAGGGGTCGGGTATAGGGTCTGCTTACCCATGGGGCGTATGCCCCCCGATAGAAAGAAGGAAAGAATGGCATTTGATTTATCGGCTTACGAAACAGTAGCCGAAAGATTACAACGCGCACTCAATGACCACCCTGACTTACGATTAATTACAGAAATTGTAGACATCGCCCGCGACCCTGCGACCAATCGCCCATTGCAATACATTGTTAAAGCATCTTTGTATTACGGTGATTTATTGAAGGCTGTTGATTATGCAGAGGAAATGGTTGGCAGTAGTCATATAAACAAAACTAGCGCCCTTGAAAACGCCTCTACAAGCGCCGCAGGAAGGGCGTTGAGCCTTGCAGGGTATATGGGAACCGACCCCAATACAAAGAAGCCCATACGCCCTACAAAGCAAGATATGGAGAAGTCGGAACGCGTAACAATTTCCGCGCCTGTTGCTTTACCAAAAATTACGGAGCAACAACATTCAGAGGCAACTATGGCTATTGCTCTTGCTGACACCTCAGTAACCATGGACCAATTAAAAAGCGTTTATACCCAATACGCATCAGTAAAAGACATCAAGGTAAATGGCACGACTTTGCTTGATGTAATTAATAAGAAAAAGAAGGAGTTAGCATGAGCGACAAACAAAAAAAGTTTGTTCCATCTGCAGGATACATTGTAAGCGTTCACCAAAACGCCTTAGGTATTCGCGCTATTGCGAGAGAACTAGATGTGTTTCCTGAAGTGCTTGCAGAGGCTATGGAGCGCGCAGGATTTCAGGTAGCGGCAGACCCATTTGATTTATCAAGTGATGCGGCGAAACTAATCAAGTTACAAACACGCCAAGAGGCTCAAGGATTACATGTTGTAAAGGAGAATGATGGTTCAGATAGTAACCCCACAACAAATTGAGGCACGACTTTATGCGCTATCCAAAGAAATTGATGGGGCGCATGAAGAACTCAATAAATGCGAATCCGAATATCATCAAAAGAAGGCTGAGTATGAAGTTTGTATGGCGCGAAGCCGTATGACTTATGCCAGTAAATCTTCTCCAACAGGTAAAAATTACACAGTTCAAGAGCGTGATGATTTGGCGCTTTTGGAAAATGAAAACTTACACTTTGATATTAATATTATTGAAGCGCGGGTAAAAGCCGCTCGCAACAATAACGCACGCATTAGGGTCCAAGTGGATTTGACTAGGAGCATGAGCGCTTCAGTGAGAACGAGCATGGAACTATGACAACTTTTTTGCTTGTCGCGCTTGCTTACTTTATTGGATTTTGGTTGGGTAAACGCGTAGGCGTAGCCCAAACAATGTTACGCATGGAAGGCATTATTGCCGACTTGCAACAAATTGAATTTACATTCAAGCGTAAAACAAAAGAGTGGAATGAGGACAATCTGTGATTGATTTACAAGACTTGGTTGTAAAGTCATTGCGTGGTTATGACTCAAGCCGCTCGCGTTCTGTACAAGTAGAAGTAGGGCCATCTTCATTAGGCGGTTGCTCTCGCCGCGTTTGGCATGATTTAAAACAAACGCAGAAACTTAATCAGACAGAAACTCTAGGAGCAATTCTAGGAACATTTATTCATTCAGGAATGGAAAAGGCAATGCAACGCCTAGACCCTTTTGGTGAAAATTTTTTGATTGAAATAGAACTAAACCACCCTGAAATAAAAGGCCATTGCGATTTGTACATAAAGGACCTTGGCCTAGTTGTAGATTTTAAAACTAAGACTAAAAGCAGTATGAGGTACTTAGGTAAAGGCCAGGAACAGTGGCAGATACAGGTTTATGGCTGGTTATTGGAACAACAAGGCTATGAGGTAAAAGGCGTAGCCCTGGTTGGAATTCCCCGTGACGGAAAAATGACAGATATAAAAATTTGGCAAGATGAATACAAGCCATCTGTTGCTTTAGAGGCGTTGGAATGGTTACGCAATCTCAGGCAATGGGCGGTAACAGATGATGCACCCCCTCAACCACAATTGCATGTTGCATTTTGTAAAGATTACTGCCCATACTTTGACCCGTCAGGAGAAATCGGTTGCCCAAGTACGATGAAGTAGATTGGTCACAAGCGGCTTGTAGAGATTCTGTTTACACAGATATTTTTTACAATGTGGAAGAAGAACGAAGCATTGTTGCTTATGAATACATCAATGCTTTGCGTTCAATCTGTTTGGCTTGTCCGATATGGAAAGCCTGCCTGACCTACGCCATGGAACATGAGGACTATGGCGTATGGGGCGGCATGACAAGTGTTGAGCGCTATTCATTCCATAATTCAGATAAATACCCAAATCAACAAAGGCGTGCAATTTTTGCTTTTGAAGAAGCCGGTATAAGTTATGTTGAAATAATGGAGTGTGTTACAAAAAAGAAGGAATCATTATGAGCATTATTCGTTCACCGCGAGCAGAAAACAATTTTAGTATTATTTCAAATAGCGTAATTCGTGATACGCGGCTTAGTTATCGCGCTCGTGGGGTGCTGTTAGATATTTTAAGTCGCCCTGATAATTGGCGGGTATCGGCTGATTCTTTGGCGCGTACAGGGTCAGAAGGCAGGCACGCCATTTTGACCGCTTTGAAAGAATTGCGAGAAATTGGCTATATGCGTACCGAAAAATTACGCAAGGATGATGGGCGATTTGAAACGGTGAGCATTGTCTATGACATTCCAAATTATGAACTTACCGAAGTCCAAAAACCGAATTCCGGTTATCCGCAGTCGGAAAACCGCACTCCTTTAGAAGTACTATCTAAGAAGAACTTAGATACAAACCTGTTTGAAGAATTTTGGAAACTCTTTCCAAGAAAGGTGGGCAAGCAGGCGGCAGAGAGAGCCTTTGCAAAGGCCTGTAAGGTGGCAGAACAAAGCGTAATTATTGCAGGAGCGGCGCGATATGCAGATGACCCTAACCGCGTAGATGCTTTTACGGCTCACCCGACCACCTGGTTAAATGCGGGGCGCTGGAATGATGAACCGCTCCCTGAGCGCATCAAGACCGGCGATGAAAAGCGTGCAGAGGAACAGCGAATAATTGAGCAACGCCGCGCGCGCGAGATAGCAGAAACATTACGGTGGCAAAAAGAAGTTGAAGAAGCCAAAAAAAATGCTGTGCCAATGCCAAATGATTTGAAAGTTTTGTTGCATGGGAAAATTTAGCGATTGGGATATAGACCTTGCTGAAGGGCAATATTCAGAGGAACTTGTGCGCCGCCTTTTTGATGGCAAGAGCAAAATTGAAGTTAAGCGTGATTTACGGTGGCGCGAAACAGGAAACCTGTACATAGAAACAGAACAGTTTTCTACATATTACGATAAATGGATACCTAGCGGAGTAACTATAAGCAAGGCAGATTTTTGGGCGTTTCAGTTAGACACTTTGGTGCTTTTTGTCGCTACAGATAAATTACGGCAGGCTATTTTGGAGGAAAACAGACCAATACAGATGAGGCGCGAACCACCCACAAAAGGTTACTTAGTCAAAGTATCAACCGTAATTAAAAAGTGTTACACTAATTCGTAACCGTTACGATGAGGAGTAACATGGCAACGCTATTAGTGACAAAAGCAAGTAACTTGCAATGCGGCGACACAATTGTAGAAAACAATAAAGTGTTCAATGTACAAAGCATTGATGGACCTGACCACACAGGAACTTACGACTTGCATGTAAAAGATGAACAAGGCAAAGACAAATTTGTTATTGTTCAAAACTTAGTTACAATTATTATGTGATAAATTTTTTTGTTGATGGCTTACCTGTGACACAGGGGAGCATGAAAATAATCAACAATAGAGTTGTTCATAATAAAGGTTCACAATTAGCCGCATGGCGTAGCGCAGTTGCATTAACTGCAAGACAGAATGGCGCTCGCCCTTTAACAGAGCCAATAGAAATAAACATCAAGTTTTGTCTGCCCAAACCACGGACCGTAAAAAGGCAATATCCCTCTGTGGCTCCTGACCTTGATAAACTGATTAGGGCGGTCCTAGACGGGCTAACAGCGATTGCCTACATAGATGATGGGCAAGTGGTCGTGATAAGGGCTGAGAAGGCCTACAGTGACCGAATAGGGGCAGAAATAAGCCTTGGAGCGTACGCACCCGAACAAATGTTCTAAAACGACACGCCAAAAAGAGTTATACAAAAGATATTTGTTTTTTTGCTACAAATCCGTAATACTTCTGTTACTCGGTCCACTAGGACCCCAACAGAAAGGCAAGGCAAGTGGCTACAACACACAGAATAACAAATGTAATTAAGATTGTTGAATTTCCAGACCTTTATGCGTCATTTAGCACAATGGAAAAATCAGAACAATGCTATTGGAATGTTATTAATTTAATTCAAAAGCAAACAGAAGCAAAGCAAGCAAAATGGTGGGCGTACTATGACGCTCGCCAAGCAGAAAAGGTAGGTGCATAACATGGCTAAAACAGCAACAGGTAACAAAAAAGGACAAGAAGCGTTCAAGGTTTTACAAGAATGGCGCAAATACGAAATACCTGAATTGATTACTTCCTACGAGGCTTATCATCTGACCGGCGGAATCGTTGGCAAGCCCGCCTCAGCACAGGCAATGAAGTTAATTGAGGTTGCAGTTGCATATACTAAAAAAGGCGGTTCAGTCCACGATTGGTGGAAATCCCGTTAATTGACACAAAAGGTCCTTGAAACTTTCCCAAAAATCCGTAATACTTATACTAACGGGTCAGACAGACCCCCTACAACATGGAGGCAAGACAAATGGCAAACAAAACATACGCAGAGTTAGTAGCAGAAGTTTCAATATTAGTTACACCAAACCAAGGTGCATTTCTTTCAGAGTTAGTAAAAGATTACATTGAAGCAAATGACCATGCAATTTCAGAAATAGCATACGAAAACTTAATCAACCTTATTGCAACACTTACACCAAAGGTAGGTGCATGATGAGATTTCAAAGCACAAAGTTTGCTTATGTTTGCCCTAAATGCGGTGCAGAGTTTGAGAGAAATAGCGAATGGCAGATGAGTCAAATAGATGGTCATGATGAATTGCACACCCAACTAGAGAAGGAAGGTAAATAAGATGACAACACCAATACTCAAGTGCATGATGTGTTACGGCAAGGGCTATGTTTCATACAACGATGATGATGGTTGCGATGTAATTCCTTGCGACTGCACTATTCCTGTGGAGGTCAAACGATGAAGTTCAAGATTGAACTGGAGATTGAATACGACAAGTTTCTAATTCCTGGAGGAAAATCAAAATCAATGGTCAATGGTATGCAACGCGAGCAGGCACAATGGGCGGTTGAAGATGCGCTAAAGATTGCAGGATTTAATCCTGTAACTTATTCAATCTACAAGAGCCGCCAATGAAGCAAGCAGGCGATTACGATGATAGACCACGCTGTATATGGTGTGGCTCTTTTGGTGGATATGCCAACAGGCTTATGATTCATCTCAACAAAGACCAAGACACTTTCATAGCCGAATGTGATTGGTGTTGGAGTTCAGACTTTTACAGAAAGAAGGCGGCAAATGGACAAGGCAACTAAATCTTGGAGGCTTACACGCAGAGGGCGATTTGTTGTAGCGCTGGCAACTCTGTTGTTTGTTTCCTGGTTATTTAACATTACAACTCCCAATGAGTGCAAAGTGCCGATAGGCGAGATGTCACAATTCTGCATTGATTTCTTATATCCCTGAGATAAAAAGGTTGGCAAAAACAATGGAACAAACATTAGAAATAAAAACAACACAAATAATATGGAGGCAAAAAAGAATGGCAACTTACGCAGTAATAGTTATTACAGATGGCAAGGAAGAATGGTCTAAAAATTACGATAATGCGCTAGATGCTGTTAATTCATATAATCTTTTTGTAGACCACGGATTTTGCATAAGCGAACGCGTAATTAGTTTGGTTGAGCCAAATGGCAGGATACATACAAAAATCTTTGAATATCCATTGGCAAGCGCGATACACTAAGCCTGTCCAAATACCAACCTGAAAGGGGTAATAAATGGACCACAAAATAACTAGGTGTAAATGCGGCGCATGGAAAGT